GCATGGAAGAGCATCTATTTCATTCTCATCACCACCAGATGGAGGGGTAAACTGTCCGGTGTTTGGATTAAAAGAAACAGATCCACTCCCATCTTCTGCACTAAAAACCATATTTCCACTGTCATTTGTACCTGTTAAACAATATGTTTTGGTTATGGTACATAAGTCTATGTTGCCTGGTTGGACATTTGCTGGATCATCACACGCTATACCACTATATGTTCCGTCCTCATTCAAACAGACCGGACCACTGGGGGAGTTTACCAATTCTCCTTCATCACAACACTCAGGTTCTTCATCTGATGGAGAATGTATCTTCTTATAACAAGTTACATAACAACAATTCTGAACATCGGTATTGAAACAACATGATCCAGAACCAACCGAATTTTCGCATGTTAATGGTTCTTCTTCCTCTTCACCACATGGTGGGTTCGGACAGTCAACACTAATACACGGTGGATTCAGACATGGAGGCCCTCCACCAATCGGTATAGATATAGTTTGGCTACCCCCACCACCACCACCACCATCACCATCTAGACTACTACGGGGCGATGGAGGCGTGTTTACGTTTACAGTCCTACCAAATCCTGTCAGATCACATTCGTCCTGTCCGCATAAAATTTCTATTTTTCGATTGCAGTCAAGTGGCAAAAGATCCTTCAGATCACATGGTCTTTTCATGAAATACCTAGCAGTAGGATCATCATAATAGTAAACTTTTTTACTGTCTCTTTTTGTGATCTCTAAAACAATTTCATCTCTTCTCTTTACAAGACGGCTGTTTCTTCTGCCAGGACTAAAGATGGGAGAAGTGTTATCGGTAATTTTCAGATAACCCGTGATTTTTTGATTGCTTCCCATATTAATAATCCGAGAAGAACATTATTGTGCATCTTCCTCTTGGAATCCCTGGCCCAGAATCTGGATCTCTGTAATAACTTTCTATATTCGAAAATACTTTACTATTGTATGATGAAACGAATCTCGATAGAATAAGTGAATTTTTCTTCTTGGTTCGAATCCACCCTTCCATATTTTCAACTATATACGAATAATCCATAGTATCCAAACCGTGTCTTATTTCGAGGTATATACGAGAACCTGCCCAGTAGACGGGGTTTATTCCTATGCTATTTGCTATATTGAGATATTCGTTATTTCGATTGTCGGTAACAATCTTTGGCTTCTCACCAGTTTTGTGATACGACCAATATACCTTTATAGAAGAACCTTGTCTTGGATAATAGTCTTCATGAATGTCTGGAGCCATTGAGAATTCAATACCAGAAGCAATTTTCCAATCAGAATGGTCATTATCCGTTTGATATTGTTCACCAGCGTGTTTTGTTTCTAATATATTGGTGCCGCTGGCATAATCACTGTCTGGATCGGTCGAAAGAAACGGATCGTCTTCTTCGTTGATGGGATTGAGAAACGCATCTCGGAATTTTCGAAATCCAGCTTCACCCACACAATCTTGCGTTGGTATATCTGTACCATTTTCTATAGAATAGTATGGTCTGTTTTGAGGATCTTGTCGGAAAGACGGAAGACATGGATAAAGTCCCTCTGAACCGAACGAGCCTTTACCAATAAAATTCGTACTTTCTCTAAGAAAAACCTCAGAGCCTGGAGACTCTTCATTTTTCCCACGGTGAATATTCACGAAGGATTGTCCAAATTTTCCTATGGAAAACTTTGTTGTCGGTGAAACTCTTAATGCCATCAGGAATCAAACTCCGGGTTTGAGATAGATGGAGAAATTATAAACTTACCAGCTACTAATCTTTCAGCTATCGCATCCGCTGTTGTTCCTGAAGAGATTCCTCTGTCCTTGTAAAGAAAGAAATCGTACAAATATGTACCAGATGCGAGTTGTTTAGAAACTTGCTTGGTGAATGCTAAAGATATTTGTCCCGTAACTTGACTGGATGTTGCACCTTCGACATCATCAGAGTAAAGATATTCACCATTGAGAGAAATATGTCCAGCTGTTTTCTTCCCTTCAGTCGTGTCTATACTTCCTGTATAACCATAAGTGTTCGAAGTACTAAAACGAATTTTCAGTGATGTGTCGTTTGTGTCCAACTCATACTTTTGTCCACGAACATCCATTTTTGCCCAATAACGACTTGACATGTCTATTGGAACGCCCTGATCGTCATAATAGTTGATATTCAGAACAAAGTCTGTGCCTTGTTCGTGAGAAATATCGTAGTTTGCTGAGGCCATTTATTATCTCCTTGGCGGAGGTTGTTGTTGATCTTCCATTCCGCCACTCATATCTATATCACCTTCCTTGGTTTCCTTCTCAATTTCTTTCTCCATTTCTAAAATTTCCTTTTCAGATTGATGGAGAATGTTTTTCTTGACGAAGTTTCTTGAGAAGTAAGTACCGATATGTTCTTCCATTTCACGAATTAACTCAAGACGTTCTTTCATTATTTCTGTGTTCTTGAGTTCTGTAAAATATGAATCGCGGTTGAAGTCAAAGCGGATGTCTTGTTCGATATCCTTCCACTCTTCTTCTCGCATAACACCCTTGAGAAGTAATTGAGTGCGAAGAAGATTTACAAACAGTTGAGAAAATGAAGCACGAAGTTTGTCAATGAATTTACCAAACTTCAATTCGTCTCTGGTGATTTCAGATGCACGACCAAGATTGAATCCAGTGTCTGGTTCAAGTCGAGTGATTGGAACATTCAATGAACGGTAGAGTTTCTTCTTGAAGTAATCTACATCTTCCATTTCACCGAGATTCTGGCCACCGTCCAGTGTTTGAATTTCTGTACCCCGACCACCTTCACGACGAGGAAGCCAGAAGTCTTCAAGCATTGACATGTGCCTACGGTCGTCTCGAATCTCACCTGTAGAAGCATCGTAAACTAACTTGTTGCGATACTTATTCATGATCTCACGAAGATACTGTTCTGCCTTTGTCTTCGGAAGAGAACCTACGTCGATATAAAAGATTCGTCTTTCTGGAGCTCTTGAGATGCGATAAATGACTACCGCATCTTCAATCATTCGAAGTTGATTGAGTGGTTTGATTGCTTTATGAAGATAACCAATGACTCGTTTGTTCTCGAAATCATATAGACCAGATGGAACGTAACAAACAGCTTCTGTTGAAATCTTCAGACCTTCTACACCCTGTGTATTGATGATCTGTAGACCTGTTCCATATTTGTCAATGTAAGCCTTATCAAAGTAGATAAAGAAGTCATCTACTTTTGTTACCATTTCAACTTGAGTTCTTTCATCTTTTTTCTTGTAGACTTGTTTGATCTTCTTCATTTTGATTGGATCAACTGCTCGAAGTTCTACAATACCCTTCTTTGGGTTCTTCTTGTCAACAATCAAGTGATAATATAGTCTTCCTTCAATATACCATCTTCGGAAAATATCATATCCTCGATTTGTAAAATTCAAGAGTTTCAGAACGGTTTCAAATTCTTCTTCCATTCTTCTCTTTATTGAATCCGAAACTTCAAGTTGTTCAAGTCTAAGTTTGACTGCGGGGTAATCTACTTCATACACAATCGCTTCGTTGAGAATATCTTCTACGGCCATCTCAATCTCTGAGTGCATAGCCATAGAACGATACTTCATGATCAGATCATTGTCTGAACGAATTGCTCCGTCCATGTCAAGATATTGGCCAAAGTATCCTCCACCGCCGACAATAGCAGACCCATCGTCCATGTCAGGTGGCACGAACGATGGGTTTACTAATGTCCCGTCAGGTTTTTTGACGGTATCGTCTAAGACTTTCTTACTGTTTCTCCCGAAAGAGAATCCAAACAAATCAGGCATATCACTTCCTTCATTCTAAAACAATAAATCAGTTGGCGTTCTGGTCGTCGGTGAACGGTGCGTGTGTCCAGTACTGGTACTGCCAAGTGACGGTGAAGTCAGAAACTGCATTCTCGTTGTCACTTGAGAGATCAATAGCGGCGATGTCTGAAGGCCAGCAGTCGTGGAGAGTCCACTGTCCACTGAGTTCGTTACCGCCTGGACGTACTGGTTCACCCTGTTGGTTGAGTTGACGAACACCGATTGTACCGAAGATACTCTCGTAGTTTTCAACAGCAACGTTTGACACTGAACCCTTAATGGCGTTTTGCCATCTCTCGAACAAACTTCTGTAAAGCATCTTGTCGTCGTTATAGACTGTCATTGTCCAAGGTTCGAACGATCTGTCGCCTGGGATCTTAAGTCTTGAACCACGGAAAGGTACTTCGATTGGTGTAAGGTTCAGTGCAGGAATCTGTCCTGATCTTACAAGGAAGGTGAAGTTTTCCTCACGAAGAGCTGAGAAATCAACGCCTGCGATGACTGGAGGTGTGAGTGTTACTTCGAAGAGGTTACTTCTAACACCACCTCTGATAGCCGATCTGAGTTTATCTACTTTTAGTGAAGCCATTTGTTACTCCTGTTTGATTTGCTTACTTGGTTATTTATAATATCAAGCACCAATTTCTGTGAAGTCTACACCAGTTGGTGTGAGGACGAAGTTAAGAGTTATGAAGTTGATTGATCTAGCTGGTTTCACATAAATGTCGGCAACAAACTCGTTTCTGTCGATCACAGATGGTGTGTTGTTAGTTTCGTCACAAACAACCTTGAAGTCGGTGATTCCTCGGCGTGATTGAACGTCGCGAAGGAATGGTTCGACGAGGTTTCTAAAGGAAGCTCTTGTGAACTCATCGTTGAACTCGAAGAGTGAGAAGTTAGCAGCAGTTGCGATTGACTTCTCAAGAATGTTGAAGAGTCTACGGATGTTGATACGGTCAAGAGCAGATGGTTTCGCCTGCATGGTCTTGTCACCATAGAGGACGATTCCTTCGTTCTCGAAGTTTACGACTGGATTAACACCCTTGACGTAGAGCTTGTCTCTATCAGTCTTGCCTGGGCTGTAGTAGAGTTTCACAACGTTGCGAAGTCTACCACGGTTGAAACCGGCAGGTGAGAACCAAGGTTCACTGTCTTCGTCGGTACGAACAATAAGACCAGCGATGTCACCGTTTAGAGGAACACTTCTATATGTGTCTCTATATTGGTCGTAAACAACCTTCCAACCAGTGTCCATGATTGCGTATGAACTCTTAGGGTTGATTGCATCTCTGTAAGCAAGAACGGCATCAGCTTGTCCACTTGTTTGGTTTACGTCGTCGAGTTCTGGTGAGATTGCAACTACGCAGTCTTTACGGGTTTCGGCAATATCAACCAGTCTACTTGCGAGTGTGGTGTCTGCTGGACCAGCGATAAGAACTGATACGTCGGTTGAAGCAGTTTCGAATTGATCAACATATTGTTGTTGAATCGCAGTCTCGGATCCGTTTCCACCAACGTCACCTTCTGAAACACCACCAGTAAACATCTTACCGTTGCGGAGTCCAGAACCAAGCGCGACTGTTGAAAGGGTGAATTTCTCCTCTGGTCCACCAATTTCACCTGTGAATCCTGCACTTGCTGATGGGGTAAACGCGGCGAATGTAGCACCTAGAGTAAATCCATATCCTTCAGTTCCATCATTTGCGAGTGAAACCACGATTTCTTGGTATGTGTTACCAGTTGCTGCGGTGGTGATTTCGTAGATTATAGCCTCGGATAAAGTACCACCTTCCCAAGCATAGATTGATTTACCAACAGCTGAAGCAGTAAATCCTTCAGGTGTTGAGAGTGTGATTCCCATGGCAATTCTGGTTGTAGTCGAATCGACTTCGAAGAAGGCATCGAATGCACCTTCGACACCACCTTCTCCTGATGCCCATACTTGGTTGATGGTCTTTTCGAACCCATTTACGCTTGTACCAGATGGAATTGATCTAGCAGCAAGAATCCAGTTTGACTGGTTGTTGATTCTTGCTCTATAGTAGTTGGTTGAACCATCTGAAAGTTTCGCATCAACAGCCTTTGAAACACCTTCGTAAATTTCGAGTGGTGTATACTGTGTACCTGTTAAGTTACCGTCAGCATCATATACGATGATGTGTAGTTCATCGTTGAATGTATGTCCTTCACCTACGCGGTTCTGTGCATCTTGTGATGTATCTGGCGTACCACCGGCGATGTAACTTGCCCAAAGACCCTTTTTTGCCTCGGTTGGACCCCAATCAGAGAAATTACCACCATCAACTGCATCAGTAAGCACTGCAGCAGCATCCCAAACAGCAACACCAATACTGTTACCGATTGAACCTGGGTAGCGAGCCATAAAAGATCCACTGCTAGCAAAGTCAGAATTTGCCCACGGACCACCTGTGGTTTGTGAAGTGATGTCGAATGGAATTGGGAAACCATCTTCTTGACCACCAGCAACACCTGCTAATCTAGCATCCGCACTCTCGGCCCGAACGGTTTGAAGGTTACTACCGTAACGAAGGAAGCTAGAAGCGGTAAACCACCACTTAGCATTTACGTCGTTTGGAAGACCGAAAACAGATCTGAGTTCGTTCTCTGAAGAGATGCTTACGACTTCGTTTGCTGGACCCCATTCAAAAAGACCGACAAAACCAGCAGGTGTTGTGGCAATTGTTGGGATGATTGTTGTAAGGTCAAGTTCTTTTACTTGAACGCCAGGACTTACTTGAAATGCCATGTTCTTCTCCTTGTGGAATACCTTTAGTATTGATATTTATAAAAAAGATATATTCAATTAATTTGATTTACACTGGTATTTATAAAAATGTGTTTTTCAATACCAAATGGTTCCGTCTTTGTCGATGATTACATCATCATTTAAACCATCATTTATAAACCCAAAAGGCATGATTTCCTCTTCGATTTTTTTCATTTCATCCTCATACAACTGTTTACGAAGGTCACGATCGAACGATTCTTGAAAGTATTTCTGGGTTGTCATCCATGCAAATAAAACCAGACACATAACCAAGTCATCATTGTGGCCTGGATCTGCTTCATAACTGTTGCGAACTGATATGAAATTGATGAGTTCTTCTAGGATATTGTAGTCTCTTGTAAGTAACTTATCGGTTTCTATAAAACTCTTCAAGGCGGCACAACCGATTTTCTTTAGTGGTGCAGTAGTTTTCACGCCATATGAAACCTGTTGACCGAACCCTTCACCGAGAACCTGACCCGCTCGACCTTTCATGGATGTCGAAAGCATGTTCTCGTATTCTAAATCCTGACGAAGAATATCGGCAACTTGTTGCCCGATGTCGTTGAGTTCCACCAAAACCTGAGCTTCGTTATATTCCTTTGCGACACGATAGATGACCTCGGGATATAGAAGTGGAGGCATGGTATTGTTTCTAAATGTAGCAACAACTTCATATGGGGATTCGGTCGCGTCGATAACCACAAACGCATGGTAATCCTGACCAAGACCTCTTGAAGTATCTACCGTCATGAAGTATGTCCGGTCTTTCTTTGGACCTTGATACACATATAAACCTTCATCAGTTTTCTTGATTGGTGTGTCGAACGTCATCGTTTTTAGTTTTTTATGATGAATCAGTGTATTTACCGAACCTAAAAACTCACATTCAAACTCTGTACGGAATTGTTCCTCGGATGAGTTGGCAATCGTTTGTTTCTTCCATGTCTCATCTCGTCCAGGCACTTCTGACCAGTGGACCTCAATCGGAACAAACAGATTTTTGCCGGGTTCACCTTCCCTTTTATTTGCACCAACCCAAAACTTATAGAATAAATTCATACCGCGTGGAGTGGAAACGATGAGAATCTTCGTATCCTTACCAGAAGAAATCGTTGGATACACGGAAGAGAAGAACTCATCAGCCACTTCGTGTGGAACGTATGCAAATTCGTCTAGAAAGATCATGTTAAATGAACCACCACGAATCGCAGATGATGATGTCGCAGATGCAAGGATTCGAGAACCGTTCTCTAATTCGATAGAACCCTTGTTCCATTCAACCACACCCTGTTGCAACCATTTGGGTAGATTCTCGTATGCTAACTGAAGACGACCGAGAAGTTCTCTAGCAGTCGCCAATTTGTTTGCGAGAATGGCAACATTCATGTTGTCATTGAACAACACATAGTGAAGAATGTAGGAAATCATAGTCGTAGACTTACCAGTCTGTCGAGGAAACTTACAGATCACGAATCGGTTCTTGTGCATAGTACGAACCGTTTCTTCCTGAAAATCCCACATTTCAAATGGGACAACACCCTCGTCAAGAGAGACGATCTTTACATAGTTTTTGATGAAGTAGATTGGGTCTTGAGAACACTTGATGTATTCTTGAACCTCTTCCTTGGTAAACTCTTGTTCAACACCTGCGGCCTTGAGAAGAGGATTACCTAGATAATGTTCATTGTCCGTCCTCGGCA